ACTAACGATACTTTTGAATTTAGATATGGCGCATTAAATATTATTAATCACGATGTATTAATCGGTGAGATAGGAAATGGCACTTCTGAAGTTTATCAATATTTGTTTCACGATGAATGTAATGTTGGTTCTACTAACTCTAGTTCTTGTGTAAATACAAACTGGAACGACACATCTTCCAATACTTTACTAGAAAGCGGTGGTTCTTTATATGGGGTAGGAACAGGTAATAGTGTAGATTGTAGTAATCCTCTTAATGATGCCAGTTGTTCTGGTTATGCCGATGCTTACTTATCTCAACAATGTGGTATCGACCAACTCTATTCTGAATCATGCCCTTATTATTGGGATGCTTACGATGACTTTCAATGCGACTTAGATCCTCAATATGGGCCATTTTGTCCTGGTTATAGACAACAAGAGTCAGTTGCATATTTTAACGAAGATCAATTTGATTATGGTTACGAAGAAAGTATGACACAGTATGACACTTATGAAGATGAGTTTATGTTTGAAGAACATTTCTTTGAACCTGAATATGATTTTTTTGAAGAGCCTGAGTTTGTGTTTGAAGAAGAAATAATCTTTGAACAGATGTTTATGCAAGAAGAATATTACGAACCCTTTGAGCCAATGCAAGAGATGTCAATGCGTGAAGAAGAAATATTTATGCCGATAGAGGATCTATTAATTGATGAATTTATATTTCAAGAAACATTCTTGGTTGAAGATTTTAGAGAACCAGAAACCTTTATTGAGTTTGATACAATAGAAGAACTAGAGGAATGGTTTAATGAAGAAACTGATGAAAATTTTGAAGAAAGAATTGAGGAAGAACTTGCTGATTTGGATGAACCAGAGGAAGAATTTATAGAAGAAATCTTTGAAGAAGAGGTTGTTGAAGAAGTGTTTGAGGCAATAGAAGAACGCATGGCTGAAGCTGAAGTAGAAGAAGAAAGGGTTGAAAGAGAGGAGATAGTAGAAGAAGAAGTCTTTGAAGAAGAGTTCCAGGTAGTTGAAAGAGAAAACATAAAAGGTGAAAGCTCTATTAGTAGAGAAATGGCTTTAAGAGTGGTTGCATCTACAATAACAACGGCAAATCAAAGTGTTAGTGGTACTAGCTCTGGTAATTCTGTTCATGCTACAGGCAATAGTGTAGCATCTGGAAATGCTGTAAGCTCCTCATCTAACGCTGGTATTAGCACAAGCAGTTCACCAAGTATGTCAGATCAGTTTGCATCTTCTGCTGCTCAAACCAATCAAGTCTTAGATATGAGTAGTGTTTCTGTATCAGGCTCGTCTTTTGATTCTACATCTGTTCAGGCTGAAACAGCATCTACCGAAGCAACAGTTGCCAACACAACAACACAAACAACACAAGATCAAATGGACACATCTATTGCATCGGTTGGTACTGATACAGAGAGCGAAACCACGGTAGAAAATATTATTGCTAAAAATTTACAAACAGCTCAAGAGCAAGTTGCAGCCAAACAAGAAGAAACAGGTGAGTATGGATCTGAAAACGCTATTATTGCAGTTATGGGATTTTTACCAGGATTTAACGATTATAGAATAGCTTACATACCTGAAAAAGAATTATGGTATGAACCAAAAAGCATTTATACTAACAATACAATATCAGACAATACTGCTGCATTTTATGGACTAGCAGGACAAAGCATAAAAACTTTAACTGATTTAAAAGAATTACAGCCAACATTATAGGAGATTTATATGGATTGGTTTGAAAACAAAACAACTCAAATTATTGCCCTTGTAGGAATAGTAGGTACTTTGGCAGGTTTTGGTTATCAGGGCGCAGAATATGTTAATAGATTGGAAAATCTTGAGGCTAAGATTGGCGGTATTGGCGATACTAAAAACGCACAAAAACTTATAGAAGAACGCTTTGCCTCTATTGAAACATCAGTACAATTTTTGGAAAAAGAAATAGATAATATTGAAGTTCCAGATGTTACTGAAATAAAAACCAATATTGCTACAATTAAAGCTGATTTAGAATCTTTAGAAAAAGAAATTAGCAAATTAGAAAGCGGCAATCCATTAGCGGGGTAATTATGAAGTTTGGTTTAATTAAAAATGTGGTTGGAGCTATAGCACCAACATTAGGTTCAGCATTGGGTGGCCCGTTAGGTGGTCAAGCTGCATCAGTTATTGCAGAGGTGTTAGGATGCAAAACTGATCCCAAATCAATTAACCAAGCTATACAAGAAGCCACGCCTGAACAAATGCTTGAGCTTAAAAAAGCAGAACAAGAGTTTGAAGTTCAAATGAAAGAGCTTGAAGTTGATATTTTTAGTCTTGAGGTGCAAGACAAGCAGGATGCCAGAAGTAAATTTAACAAAGACTGGACAGCAAGAATTATGGGTACTTTTGTTGTTGGTGGATTTATGGGTTATATCTTTTTAGTAACCTTACAGCCACCTGAACAAAACTCAGAAGCATTAATTAATTTGGTGTTAGGTTATCTTGGTGGCTTGGCTAGTGCTGTTATTTCTTTTTACTTTGGTGCTTCTCATTCACAAGACAAAGACAAGGGTGGCTAATGAATTGGGAAAAATATCCAAATTTTTCACCTGAAGAGTTTGCTTGTCAACATTGTGGCGCACATGGTATTAGTGAATTATTATTAGATAAGTTACAATTACTCAGAACGGAACTTGGCTTTCCTTTTAAGATTACATCTGGTTATCGTTGTAAAGATCACCCGATAGAAAAAAAGAAAGTTAATCCTGGCGCACACAGAGATGGTTTGGCTGCTGACATAGGTGTTAGAGGGCAGAAAGCATACGAAGTGATATCTCAGGCAAAAAAGTTTGGTTTTACAGGAATAGGTGTTGCACAAAAGGGTAATAGCAGATTTATCCATTTAGATGTTTCACCACAAAAACATACAAGGCCTAGACCTTGGATTTGGAGTTATTAGGAGATTATTATGGAATTTTTATTTTGGATTGGAATTATTATTATTGGACTTGGTTTTGGTATTAAACACTTTCAACCTAATTATTGGGAAACTTTAAAAAAGTTAATTAAAAAATAATGGAGATTTCTCCTTGGATCTTGTGGAATGGCCTCATAACACTGGTATATATACCAATTATTACTAGCCTAAGATCAACCTCTCAAGAGATTAAGAGGGTTGATATTCTATTAAACAAAACAAGGGAAGAACTACCAACTAAATATGTAACCAAATATGAGTTGCATCAAGACATGGAAAGAATCTTTGATAGATTCGACAAAATAGACGAAAAAATTGATAAACTATTAAACTTATGAGATTTAATCCAAACTTACAAGACATTATGGATATGGTTGGTTCTTCCGATCAGGGTTATTCTAGTGGTCAACAATACGCACAATCAATCGCTGGTGGTGAAAACATACCAGGCATGATTGCACCAGGCGTAAGTTACTCAATGGAAAATCCACAAGGCTATACACAAAGTCCATTTTACAACTCTGGGCCAGTTCCAGTTATGCCCGAAGCACCAACAAAAGGCAGTCCACTAACAATAGAAAATCAAATGCCTTACGCTCCAGCAGGAGTAACTACACCAGAAAGATATTTACCAATCATTAAAGACCAAGAGTCTCTTAAAAACTTAGCAGATTTATTTAATGCAAACTTACCAAATAATACGCAAGTTTCTTTTGATCCATTTATTGATGGTGAACCTATGGCAATAGATGATCTAATGCCAAACATAGACTACACAAGTGATTTTTCTGATTTTAGTAGAGACACCACGCCAAGCGTAGGATCATCGCCAATAGATTTCTCATTTAATCCATTTATTGATAGTTTACCTTATGAACCAGTAGAGATTAATCCAATCCCTCAACCAGTAGATGTGCCAGTTGATCCAATGCCAACTTACACAATTCCAGAGCTTTCAGTTGTATCTTTACAAGACAATTCAACAGGCCCAGTCGATATGCCATTTATTCCAAATGAACCATTAATACCATCAGTTTCAATACAAGATTATAATGACCAGTTGATAACAGAGCTTTTAGATCCAACACCCATTTCATCACCAATACAAAACTTTGGTGGTTACAATAATATGAAAGGCTTTCTAAGATAATGGCATCACAAGAAGAGATCTTAAAATCCAACGAAGCTGAATTAATCTTAAACAGCGAAACATTCAAAAACGCTATAGAGCATCTCAAAGACGAATACATTAATCTTTGGTTATTAACCAAAGCAGAAGATGTAATTGATAGAGAATCACTCCACAAAGCAATAAAATTGCTTCCCGAAGTAGAAAAACATCTACGCATCATCATAGAGAAAGGAAAAATAACAAAATCACAACTTGGCAGATTACACAAAGTTGTGTAAAAAATGTGCTAATTTTGTGTAAATACTGTTAAAATAACATTTTACATTTTAGGAACTTATCATGGCAATAACGGAAAAACCGACTGCTTTACAATCCAACATGGAAAAAGCAGCTCATTCAATGGAAGCTCTACTAACTTCTGAAGAAGAAACACCAGTAGAACCAAAAGAAGAAGCAGCAGTAGAAGTTACTGAAGAAGAAATCGACCAAGAGATTGAAGAATTAATTGGGGAAGATGAATCTGAAGATGATAACTACGAAGAAGAAGAACAGTCAGAGGAAGATCAAGTAGAAAGCTTGGAGTCCGAAGAACCTGAACTCTACACCATTAGCATTAATGGAGAAGATCAGCAGGTTACCCTCGAAGAACTCCAAAGTGGTTACAGTCGACAACAAGACTATACGCGCAAAACGCAAGAATTGGCTCAACAGCGAAAAGCTATTGAAACCCAACAACAAGAGTTAGCGCAGAAAGACGCAATTTATTCTCAGTTGCTACCGAAGTTAGAGGCAACATTGAAGGGTGAGTTAGCTAATGAACCAGATTGGAACGCTTTATACGAAGCAGATCCTATTGCTTATGTCCGAGAAAAGGACATTTGGAATGAGAAGAAGCAAAAGTTGCAATCCGTACAAGCTGAACAGCAAAGGACTCAAGATGAGGCCCAAGCTGAACAGCAAAAGAAACTCGCAGAGTTTATTGAATACGGAAACCAACAGTTGCTAAATCAAATTCCAGAATGGCAAAACAACGAAGTTGCTGCAAAAGAAAAATTAGCAATTCGTGAATATGGGATCAATGTCTTAGGCTATACGCCTCAAGAGATGGACTCAGTATATGATTATCGAGTTTTACTCGGTTTAAGAAATGCTTGGTTACAACAAAAGACAGTAGAAGCTACCAAGAAAAAGCCAACTGAAAAGAAGGCTGTGGCTCGGACAGCAAGACCTGGCACTTCAAACGTACCAAAAACTTCAACACCTGTGAAAAAAGCGCGTCAAACTTTAGCTAAAACTGGAAAAGTTCAGGATGCGGCTAAACTATTTGAACAAATTATTTAAACTTTTTAATATAGGAAAAATATCATGGCAAAAGTAACAAACGCTTTTGATACATATACAGCAACCTCTGACAGAGAACAGTTAAGTAATGTTATTTACAACATCTCTCCTCAGACAACTCCGTTTATGTCATCAATCGGGAAAAATTCAATCAAGAATGTAGTTTTTGATTGGCAAAGTGAATCTCTACCAACAGCAAGTGGATCTGGTAATCTTGAAGGTTTTGAACTATCAAGAGCAGCATCAACTGCTACTGTTAGAAATAGTAATGTAGCAATGATCTCTAAAAGAGATGCAACTGTAACTGGCTCTCAACAAGCTAGTGATCCAGCAGGTAAAAAGTCAGAAATGGCTCATCAACTTGCTATTATGTCTAAAGCACTTAAAAGAGATATGGAAACAGCTCTCTGTCAAAAGGGCGCTAAAACAACTGGTAATGCGACAACCGCTCGTTTAACTGGTGGTTTTGAGTCTTGGGTAAAAACCAATGTTGGCAACGCAGCAGGATCAACACCTACTGGTGGTGGAACAGCTCCAACAGACGGAACTCAAAGAGCTTTGACTGAAGCACTTTTAAAGACTACTTTACAGTCTTGTTTCTCTAGTGGTGGAGAGCCTTCAATGGCAATCTGTGGGCCTGTTAATAAAGGAAAGATCTCAGGTTTTACTGGTAGAAGTTCAGCTCGTCAAATGATTGACGCTACTACTGTAGAGGCTAGTGTTTCTATTTATTCTTCAGACTTTGGAGAATTGAAAATCGTTCCATCTAACTTTAGTAGAGAAAGATCACTGTTATTAGTAGATCCAGACTTCGCAAAAGTTTCTTATCTAAGAGATTTTGAAGTAGTCGACATTGCCACTATTGGTGATGCTGTTACTAAAATGATAGTCGTTGAATACGGACTTGAAGTGAGCAACGAAGCTGCTCATGGAGCAGTCGTTGATTTAACAACTACATAAGTTAGTTAGATTTAGGGTGGTGTAAAAGCCACCCGCCTTTTTATTTATGCCATTAAAACGAACTGTTACAGATCATAAAACTGGCTACAAGTCAGAATTTATTACCGAAGATGACAAGCTCGTTTATCACACAACTCAAGATGTAAACCCCGTCATTGACCATGTTAAAAAACTTAGGGATAATACGATAAAGCCTGGAAAAGATATGCGACACATCGCTGAAGTTCCAATGGTTATTTATCAAAAAGCAATCCGAGAGGGTTGGGATAAAGACAGGGCAGCGTGGAAAAAGTGGTTAAACAATCCAGACAACAAAGTATTTAGAACTTGGCAAGGTAAAGTATGACTTATGCAGAATTAAAAACTAATATCGCAAATTACTTAAATCGTTCAGATTTAACTTCATACATTGATACCTTTATTGACAGCACCGAAGCTGAACTCAATAGAAGATTACGCACAAAAGAAATGATTAAAAGAGCTACTGCAACAGCAGATAGCCAATATTTAACTGTACCGACTGATTGGCAAGAAGCCATTAATGTAGAAATTACATCTAATAACTTTTCACCATTGTTTCAACAATCTATCGAAAGTTTAGATGTTTATAGAAAAGCAAATAACAATGCAGTTGGTCAACCTGTTTATTATGCAATGGTAGATGACTCAATAGAATTAGCACCAACTCCTGACAGTTCTTATACCCTACAGCTCACTTACTATGCTAAAATAAATGCGTTAAGTGATTCTAATACAACTAACTTTGTTTCAACGGATCATCCAGACTTATACTTGTATGGTTGTTTAAAAC